CCCTGGAGTTGCACCAGCACTATCATTAATGATATGATAGGGTCCTTACTGACGGTTACACGACTTGTTAGTAAGTCACTCTGTGCTCTTGGGTCCAATGGTTTTATACTCCCGAACCAGCGATTTCAGGTCTTTAAGTAGACCGATTCACGCAAAGTCTAGGAAACTAGATGGTAAACCTAAGCTCCTGAATTGATTGGAGCCATTACGGTTTGACCGTTTCAATGATTATGAGCAAGAACAAAATTATTCTTGAACATAATAATAGGACGGGCGTCCGGTTATATCTGACTAAGAAGTCGATATACCTGGCCGTCAGGCTCCTAGTCTTTGTTATATCACCTGATAAAGGGCATCACACGGCAATTAATGTACTGGTACGTCGTATTATCGAGATTTGAGATAATAACGGTGCAGTGCACTGCGTAGACTATTTAAAGAATAGTTTTATTGCAACGGTACAGTACTTAGCAGGAGAACGTAAAACTTCTCCTGTCAAGTTAGCTAATCATTTACCTTGTATTATACCTGGATCTCTCCGTCAGGCGATTCGCCGACGTGAGGTCCCTGTATTAAGAACGGTATTGACTATCCTCTCATGTTACCGGGTTATGAAATGTACCCCACGACTTAAGCTTAATACAATCACTGATGCCTTCACAGGTATTAGTGAGACTCTTAATGAGAGTCGTATTATAGAGATTCTCCGCCCTGTAAAGGACGATTTTAAAATTGAGAATAACCATAAGTCGCTAAGGTACTCACAATCCGCAGGTCCAAATCACCATAATAGTCTTCTATCACTGGGATGAGATGCTCTTTGATTAATAACCTCTGACATATACTCAAGTTTCGAGAAGTATGCTTTAGCAACCAATCAGTCATGATTGGTGCTACTTCTCCAACGTGAAGTACAGTCTATGGTTAAATTAATCTCTGAGTGGTCTTCGAACAGTAGAACCTATGTAGAACCTTCCGTGATTAGTGATACCAATTCTGACGCCGATGATTCATCATCGATGGACCAGGATGGCTTATTTACCGGACGGTGCATTAATGCACGCTTCCCGGTAGATACGATCACTTATCTGCGAAGTCTACAGGTTATCGGAGGCCGTCTTTCGAAGAAGAACGAACCCGCCGGTAAAGTTAGAGTGTTTGCCATCACTGATGGTTGAACACAAACTTTACTTAAACCGCTCCATGACGCAATCTTCCAGTTCCTTAAAACTCTGCCTCAGGATGGAACCTGAGACCAGGGTGCTCCAGTCGATCGACTGGTTGGACTTCTAGCGGACCGGGATGATAAATTCTCTGCTTCTTACGACTTATCTGCAGCTACAGACCGGCTTCCCGTTAAACTTCAAATACAATGTTTGAAGGTTTTAATAGGTGAGGCCGCATCCTGTTGGGCCGATATTCTCGTAAAGCGCCCGTGATATTTATCCACGAGTGCTCATGAAGTTGTTCCTGCCCCGATATTCTATCAGGTAGGACAACCCATGGGAGCATTATCATCTTGAGGGATGCTAGCTCTAACTCATCATGTGATTGTGCAGTATTCAGCCATAGCTTGTGGTTACAAACCATGAGAATTTACTGATTACGCCCTTCTTGGCGATGATATTGTGATATGTAATCGAAAGGTTGCAACTTCCTATCATACGCTCATGACTGAGGTATTAGGAGTAGTTATCAATCCTAGCAAATCAATAGTCTCTGAATCAGGACTATTTGAGTTTGCGAAGAGGTTGGTTTCTCCTCTGTGAGAGATTTCCCCCTTAGGATTCGGAGGAATAATGCAAGCGATTTATAATCCTTGCTATATTCCAGCGCTTCTGTATGATTATGTACAGAAGACCGAAGGATCTTGAGAGAGCATTAGTCGGATAGTTCGCACTATGCCTAAGGCAGTTCTCAAACGAGAACGTTTCCGTATTGACCTGGAATGGTCTGTATGGGGACCTTTTGGCTTTGTTAAGAACTTCGAGGGGTTATCATCTCTATTGAAGATAGATAACTCACTAGATCGAGCTCCAAAGCTTATTTATTTAACCTCTCTCCGAGAAACAGCACATGTGCTGTTACTCTCGGAATGAAAGAGATCTTTAAATAAGTTAGCCACGGTCTATACATCCTTATTCCGTGAACCATGATCATCCAATGGAGATCATTTGGCTCTACCAAGCTATTTAGGCTATATGGAGAAGGTGCGTGATTCTTATAATTCGTTGGGATCTAACCAACCGCTGATTCCATCAGCTCTTATTTTGAAGCTGGATGCTTCATTTGAGGAATTATTATCACTTTCGCTATCGACCTACTTTCGGGACTTTGCAGTCCCAGAAGGTAACCCTTGGGAAATTTCCCAAGTAGTAAATAAAATCAAAATGGATGAACAAAGAAAAGAATTCTTTGTCCCCTTTGATGAGTTTAATGAGAGCGGTACACCTAATCTTGCTAATGCCGGTAATATGTACACTCCTCCCGAGGAGTATGATGATCTGTGATCGTCATACGTCCCAGGGAGCCTTTAGGGGTGACTGCGTTAGCAGTTGCTACCTATCTGCCCCTCTAACAATCCTTTGCGCTTTGATAAACGCTATTTAAGTTGTCATTGTGGCTGGGAGGGAGAAGAGACAGGAATGGGGTGTAAAACTGTATCCTAATAGGACCAGTACTATACAGAGGCGGG